CCATGAAGCAGGAGCCAAGGTCGAGCTATCACAGCTCAGAGGTTCTCACTCTATCGCGCAGTTGGCTGATCAATGCATCGGCCTCCAAGTCAATGCCGAGGACCCCAGTGATGACACTCGTGAGATTGTCGTTCTCAAAAACAGATTCACAGGCCAGGTAGGTTTTGCCGGGCGACTTAAGTACCACCGATCGCAATCTCGTTTACTAGAGATTTCGGATATGGATTCTAAATTTTAAATAGAGAGGATATTTATCATGGCAAATCATGAAAAGAACTTCCTGGAGTTTCACCAGGCCAACCCACACGTTTACGAGCTGTTTAAAAAGTATGTCAATGCTGCTGCTAAATCTGGACGCAGTAACTACTCTGCCTATGCCATCTTTGAGCGCATCAGGTGGCACCAGGATATCGAGACCAATGACGAATTAGGCTTTAAGTTAAACAATAACCACCGCCCTTATTACGCCAGACTTTATGCCCTACAGTACCCTAACCGGGCTGGCTTTTTTAGGACCCGGAGACTTACCTCCAATTGGCCACCTATGAGTTCATCGCAACTTGATCACACAATGCAGATGGAGCTCAGTCATGTCACTAATATTTGACTTGGAGACCAACGGCCTTTTGGACCAGTTGGACACCATTCACTGTATCGGGATATTGGATACAGAGAGTAACGAAGGTGCTCAGGTCTTTCACAGCGAGGACATACCTGGTCAACTCGAGAGGCTATCCAAAGCCGATGAGATCATTGGCCACAACATCATTGGATTCGACCTTCACGCTATTAAAAAGGTTTACCCAGAGTGGACCTACCAAGGCAAAGTCACAGACACACTAGTGCTCTCTCAGCTATTCCATGCTGACCTAATATCAGAGGACTCCGCTAAGTTAAACGCAGCTGAGGTGTTGCCTAGGAACTTGTGGGGGCGGCATTCTCTGAAGTCATGGGGTATGAGAATGGGCACCATGAAGGGTGACTATGACGGAGGCTGGGAGGAGCTGAATGATGACATGCTCGTTTACTGTACCCAGGATGTAACAGTCACATACCTTCTGTACAAAAAGCTCATGGTAGACGGTTCGATATTCAGCCAACGCTCTATTGATCTTGAGCACCAAATGGCAGATGTGTGTGACCGTATAGGCAACAATGGGTGGACCTTTGACACTGTCGCTGCTGGCGCACTCTATGCCGATCTGGCTCAGAAACGATCCGACCTGGAACGTGAACTGGCGGTGTTGTTTGACCCTTGGGAAATTAACACTGTGTTTATCCCAAAGAGAGACAACAAGACGCTTGGCTATGTCAAAGATGAGCCGTTCACTAAGGTAAAGGTAGTTGAGTTCAACCCGAGTAGCCGTAAGCACATCCAATACTGTCTGACACAAAAGTATGGTTGGAAGCCCAAAGAGTTTACCCCCAGCGGCGATGCCAAAGTAGACGAAGCAGTACTCAGCAAACTCGAGTACCCAGAAGCCAAGAAATTGGCAATGATGTTTCTACTGACGAAGCGTATCGCTGCACTAGCCGAAGGCAACCAGGCATGGCTTAAGCTTTGCGACTTAGACGGTAAGCTTAGGCACCGGATTATCCCTGGTGGAACAGTGTCAGGTAGAGCCAGCCATCGATCACCTAACTTAGCTCAGGTACCCAGTACGCGGTCAGCCTATGGCCGTGAGTGCCGTGACCTATTCACAGCACCCCCAGGCTGGATTATCTGCGGCTCCGATCTATCTGGCATCGAGCTCAGGTGCCTAGCGCACTACCTTGATGACGGAGGTGAATATGCCAAGCAGATTCTCGAGGGTGACATTCACACTTTTAATCAAAAGGCTGCTGGATTAGCTACCCGGGATTTAGCTAAAACTTTTATTTACAGCGTTTTATACGGCGGAGGTGATGGGCTCATAGGTTCTATTGTTGGTGGTAAAGCCAAAGATGGTAAGCGCCTAAAACAAGCATTCGACCAATCAATACCTGCCTTTAAATCACTCAAGAGCGAGCTCCTAAGAGCCTACAAACGTGGCTATCTCAAGGGCCTCGATGGCCGTGCTTTGAGTGTTAGAAGCGAACACAGGTGCCTTAGCCAGCTGCTTCAGTCGGCAGGCGCAATTATATGTAAAGAGTGGGTCAGGCTAATTGACCAGGAACTAACCAAGGCAGGCAGTAAGGCATACATCATGGGCTGGATTCATGACGAAGTGCAGATCGCTTGCCCTAACGAAAAGGAAGGTAACAATGTCGGTAATCTCACTAGACGAATGGCGAAAGAAGCAGGCACTGCTCTCAAAATCGAAATCGACATCGATGCCGAGTACAAGCTTGGAAGAACTTGGTCTGATACCCACTGACGGACCTTCAGATTTCGAGGATAACCTAGATCAGATAGTCGCGCTCTGGATCATATTAGACAGAGCCTGGCGCAGCCCATTCACAATTAAAAGTAACTTTGCAAGAGAGTCAGCAATGCACGTTGCCATCTGTGCATCAGAAGGATTTATCACCACTGCCCTAAACGAAGACTCATGGGGCAATCGCTGGGAAATTACTGAGGACGGCAGAGATTTTAAGGAGGAATTAGATGAACGGATTAGACAACTTATGTCCTAAAGAACTAAACATACTGGTAGACGCTGACCTGTATTTATTCCAAGCCACTGTAGCTTCCGAGGAGACCATCTGCTGGGACATAGATTCAGACATATGGTCGCTTAGGGCAGACCTTAAGAAGGCTAAGAGGTCCTTTACAGAGCGCCTAGAGGGGTTCAAAAAGCGCCTAGATGGGGAGCACTTGACCCTATGTTTTACCACTGGTAGCAACTTCAGAAAGACAGTGTACGAGCCCTATAAAAGCAACCGTAAGAAGACCAGAAAACCAGTTGGCTATGCCCACATGGTTACCTGGGCAATGGAGCACTGGCCCTCGATCACTGTCGATACTTTGGAGGCCGATGACATCATGGGAATACTCCAGTCAGCACCAGGCTATTCAACGGTGGTGGTGAGTGATGACAAGGACCTACTGTCTGTACCGGGCACTGTGTACCGCCCAATGAAGGACGAGATCATCGATGTGTCACTACCTGAAGCAGACCACTGGTTCCTTATGCAATGTCTGCAAGGAGACAGCACCGATGGCTATCCAGGACTCCCTGGTACTGGCCCAAAGAAAGCCGAGAAGGTCCTAGGTAATCACCCGTCTTGGGAGCAGGTTGCTCAGGCATACATCAAGGCCGGGTTGACCAGGGAAGATGCATTAGCCCAATCACGCTGCGCCCGGATACTAAGGTGGAGTGACTGGGACCAAAACACACAACAACTAAAGCTATGGGAGCCATAGAATGATAGTAGATAAACGATCAATTATTACCGGGGCTCTCAATCAGATGGACCTCGATGTCACCCTTACAGAACTCAAAAGGCACGAAGATGGCGAACTGGCCCAAAGAGTGTGGCCACACCTAACCTCTCCAGAACGTGAGTTCCTGATCTCAGGGATCACAGTTGAAGAGTGGGCAGATGCTATGGGATGCGAGGGCTGCGAAGAATGAAGATGACAGGCAGAGACCTGAAGCAGCTAACACCCAAGGAGTTCCAAGGGCCAAAGTCTGGCTATGACATTCTGCAGGTTGGTGATGAAGAAGACCTTAACCGCACTAGCTACTGCAAGTGTTTACCCAAGAAAACTAACTGGATGATGCCGTGTAGGGATTGCGGCAGGAGAATACGAATATGACGATCAACATGACAACTAGAGATGACTGGGACAGAGTAACGTCAAAAGCTTCGAAGGAGGACTGGCAAAAACTGAGAGATGCTGACCACGCACTCAACCGATTCACATTCCCAGGCAAAGCTAACGACCCGGTGAACTCCCCGGCACACTATATGACTGAAGGTGGTATGGAGTGCATTGATGCAATGGAAGCTGCACTAGGCAAAGAGTTCGCAGGTTACTGCAAAGGAGCAGCATTCAAGTATCTATGGAGAGCATCAAAGAAGCACGAAACCCCCCAAGAGGACCTGCTTAAATGTGAGTGGTACATCAAGAGATTACTGGAACACTTAGACAAATAATGAATGGGCAATGGAGGGCACAGGCATCCTGTGTCGCTACAGCAAGGCAGCTAAGATTACACCGCGACCCTCCATCACCACAACTGGTTGTGGCCTGCGATAAGCACAACTATCCTCCTATCACAAGCAGTTATCAACTAAATAAACAACATAAAGTTGTACCTTTGCACTCAATAAAACAAAGGATTAATACCAAACAACACCCCCAAAATAGAAGTGTCCACCTATTAGAGTAGTACCAAGGGTAACGGCGGCGCGGATAGTACGCCTTGTCATCCCAAGTAACAACCTATTGCTTCTTGGGTGGGAACAACAGTGTCCCTCCACTGCCCACTCAAGAACAACTATTCCTTAGACCGAGGGCTAATGTCCTATGAAGCCAGAGTAGCTCACTGGTGGTCACTAACGAGCTCATGATACTAAGGTACATACACCACAGCACAACAACAATAAGACAGACACTAAGGTCTTACTGTTGTGGTTGTGTGTGTGTGTATCAAACCCAAGATACCAGGTACTAATGACTACCCATGATACTGGTGTAGTTATGTGTCGCTACTGGTGTAGTTATGTGTAGTACTCAGGTGGTACTTAGGTAGCTCCCCATTTC